AGCTATGCGATACAAAAGCACCCATTATTGTATGGGACTGCGAAGATGCTATAATATACGGCAACGTAAATACTTTACATGCTAAAGGTATAACAGGAGGTAGAACGCCAAGAGAAGGTTCTACTAATGACATAGAATTTATGTTATACTTTAAGAAACAAAAAGGATTAATAACAATTTTAAAATAAATAATAATGGAACAGAAAGACAACACAGGTGCGATTTTTAAGAACGACTACAAAAAGACGGAACAACACCCGGACTATAAAGGCAAAGCAATGATAGACGGCAAAGTAAAAGACCTTGCAGTATGGTTAAACGAATCACAGAACGGTAAGAAATACTTTAGCGTTAAGTTTTCAGAACCTTACAGCGCAGTACAAGAAGCAGAAGCACCAAAGCAGAATATGCCACAAGACTTGCCCGATACTGATTTACCTTTTTAGATTAGGTTAGGTTGTTTAGGTGAAGCACTCAGAAATGGGTGCTTTTTTTTATTCACAACGTTTAGTTAATAAGTACGTCTTTACACTACTAGAAAATAATCACTACATTTGTTTAAATACTAATCAATGAAATGGCTTAGTAAAGTTGCACAACACCACGAAGACTATTTGCGAATTGTAAAAAGTTTAGGTGTTGATGACTTAGCTGAAGACATAGTACAAGAAATGTATATAAAGATTAGTAAGTATTGTACACCGGAACGCATATTACAGGAAGACGGAACAGTAAACAAATACTACATAAGGTGTGTACTTTACAATTTAGTGTATGACTACCGTAAACAACAAAACAAGCTGAACAAAGTTAATATAGAAGAAGTGTACAACTTAGGCGTAGAATATGACTACATAGAAGAAACGGAAGCTTTTACTTCTTTAATTCATAAGATAGATAGCGAAGTAGAAACTTGGCATTGGTATGATCAGATGTTGTTTAACCTGTATCGTGAAAGTGGTAAGTCAATAAGAAAACTTTCTCAGGAAACACGAATAAGCACAAGTAGCATATTTCAGACGTTGAAGTATTGTAAGAACGAAATACGAATAAACGTAGGTGAAGACTACGAAGACTATGTAAACGATGACTACGAACACTTATGCGAATAAAAGACATAAAAGCAGAAATTAAAAGACTTGAAGATAAGTTTAGTGGTAACGTCTATGAAGACGAAAAGGTTATAGACGAAATTATGCAACTACGATTATTAATAAATAAAGCAGATGAAAAAAAAGACAACAAAAAAACGAACGACTAAAAAGAAGTCAGAAGGTCTAGGAGACACAATAGAAAAAATAACAGAAGCCACAGGAATAAAAAAAGCGGTCAAGTGGTTAGCAGGTGATGACTGTGGGTGTGAAGAACGTAAGCATAAATTAAATTCTTTGTTTAGATATAAAAAACCTTTATGCCTACAAGAAAACGAATACAAATGGTTGACTGAATGGTACGCAATAGACAGACAAGTAATGAAGCCAAGTGAACAAAGACATATGCTTAGTATTTATAATAGAGTATTTACTGCAAACCAACAGGTAACAAACTGCGCTAGTTGCCTAAGAGAAATAAATACGAATATGCATAAAGTCTATAAAACATACGAAGATGGCCAAAAGGGGTAGACCAAGAAAGATAGAAAGCACAGAACAAATGTACGATATGTTCAAAGCTTACAAAGTCCACAGAAAGACGAATCCTAGAATAAAATACCACTTGAACCAAAGAAGCGGTGATATGGTAGGAGAACCACTAGAAGTACCTTTAACTATGGAAGGTTTCGAAATATTCTGTTGGGAAAAGTACGACTTAACAATAAGCAACTACTTCGATAAGAAAGAAGAATACAAAGAATTTTATACTGTCTGTTCACGCATACGCAAAGAAATACGAGAAGACCAAATAACCGGTGGTATGGTAGGACAGTATAACCCAAGCATAACACAACGTCTAAACGCACTAAAAGAGCAGATAGAACAAACGAACATAGAACAACCATTATTCCCTGATGTTAAAGAGAACGACTGCGATCAATAAAATCTTAGCGTTAAAAAAACGAATTAAGATTATACAAGGTGGAACTTCTGCAGGAAAGACTTTCGGAATACTTCCTATACTTATAGACAAGGCAGCAAAGAAAGGTGGCTTAGAAATTAGCGTAGTAGCTGAATCAATACCACACCTTAGACGTGGTGCTTTAAGAGACTTTCTAAAAATAATGAAGTGGACTAACAGATATGTAGACGAACGCTACAATAAGTCACTACTAAAATACGAATTTGCAAACGGAAGCTTCATAGAATTTTTTAGTGCTGATGATAGTAAAAAACTTCGTGGAGGTAGAAGAAATATTTTGTATATCAATGAATGTAATCAAATATCGTTTGAAAGTTTTTTAGAAATGTCTATTAGAACAAAAGACGAAGTATTCTTAGACTACAACCCAACTGCGGAATTTTGGGTACATACAGAACTTGAAGGACAAGAAGATGCAGAAAAGATTATCTTAACATACAAAGACAACGAAGCTTTAGACGTAGGCATAGTAGACCAAATAGAAAAGAACATAAAGAAAGCAGAAACTTCTAACTATTGGAAAAATTGGGTAGATGTTTATGTAAACGGTATTATGGGTAAACTTGAAGGCATCGTCTTCAGTAATTGGAAACAGATTGACACAATACCGAAAGAAGCACGACTTGTAGGCATAGGTCTTGACTTTGGATATACAAACGATCCGACAAGCTGTATAGAAATCTATAAGCATAACGAAACACGAATACTAAACGAAATAGTATACCAAACAGGTCTGCTAAATTCAGACATAGCAAAGAAGTTGCCTAAAGACGTACCTGTATACGCAGATAGTGCAGAACC